TAGCGGATTCACAGAATCAATCACAGGCGCGAGAGCATGATCCAAATACTGGACAGTTCGTCGCTACACCTGAGACAGTAGACTGGGAACAACGCTACAAAGACCTAGAGGTTCACAACAGTAAGCAAGCTCAAAACCTTGGCCTATATAAGAACATGGTCGACGAGTACATTACTAACCCTACACCAGCAACGCCTGTCGTCGAAGAGGCCGTCCCTATCACGGTAGACGACCTATACGACAACCCAGACGAGACCATTCAAAGAGCGGTCGAGTCGCATCCAGCGATACGAGAGGCACGAGAGCTGAAGGAAGATATGCGGAAGCGAGATATGGAGGAGTCCCTAAAGGGCTTTGAAGTGCGCCACCCCGACTATACTACTCTAGCTACCGACCCCAAGTTTCGTAATTGGGTAGATGAGGAACCAATGCGTGTAGAACTATACGGACGCGCAAACGGTTACGATCTATCTGCTGCGGATGCCTTGTTCAGTCTTTACAAAGCAGAGAACAACATCACTCAGATGAATAACGAGCAACTGCAAGCACAACAGATCAACGCAGTCTCCCTCGAGGACTCATCTAGTGTCATGGTAACTGAGCCATCTAAGTACAGTCGAACAGAATACATTGACTGGTACAGACGAGCTAGGCAAGGTGACATGGAAGCTGACCGTTGGGTTCAACGGAACGCAGCTGCTTATCGTGAGGCACTGGGCAATGGTAATGTCCGTGACTAAACTTTAACTTTAACTAACCACCACTACAGAGGATTTACATATGGCTACTTTATACGCCCCAGATGTAGCGACTAACCCAACGACAGTAACCACAGCAGCTAACTTTATTAAAGAGCTGTGGTCTGACGAGGTTCTCGCAGTCTATAAGGCTAACACCGTACTTGCCCCGCTCGTACAATCAATGCCGTTCAGCGGTCAGAAGGGCGACACCGTCCATGTTCCGAAACCAACTCGTGGCAGCCTTACGGCTAAGACAGCTGGTACCGGCGTCACGATTAACGTCGAGACAGCAGGTGTCTTCAATCTGGTCATTGATCAGCACTTTGAATACTCACGCTTGATTGAAGATATTGCTAAGATCCAAGCTCTGGATAGCATGCGCTCGTTCTACACGGATGACGCTGGCTATGCACACGCCTTGTCTCTTGACGCTGCTCTTCACTCCGAGGGTATTAACTTTGACGCACCTTTAGCAACGGCTACTGACGTCACCAACACGCCCGCATACGCACAGTCTGTAATCTCTACGGTTACTGCTGGCGATCTGGTAGCTTGGGACGACACGACTGTCGGTAATGGCGTAGCACTTACGGATGCTGGCATTCGACGCGCTATCCAGTACTTGGATGACAACAACGTACCGGCGCGCATGCGTCAGCTGGTCATCCCGCCTGTTGAGAAGAACAACCTTCTCGGCCTCGCTCGTTTCACAGAGCAAGCGTTCACGGGTGAAGTCGGCGCGGGTAACTCTATCCGTAACGGCCTGATTGGTGACATCTACGGTATCCCCGTATACGTGTCTACCAACTGCAACACGCTCTCATCTGTATCAACGGCTAGCGGATTCCGCCAAGTCTTGTTGTTCCAGAAGGAAGCAGTAGTACTAGCAGAGCAACTGGCACCTCGTGCGCAGTCGCAGTACAAGCAAGAGTTCTTAGCTGACCTCTTCACGACTGACACCATCTACGGCCTGGGCACGCCTCGGCCAGAAGCTGGCGTTTCAATCATCGTACCTGCATAAGTTTCCGGGGGTGTACTTAACACCCCCACCTAATTCTTGGAGTCGGAATGAGTCGTAGAAGGTTTAAGTTAATAAATGCCGGTAGTGGTGGGGGGCAGACACCGTGGGCATCAGATATTGATGGCGCAGGATTTGGCCTCGACAATATCGACAGGCTTGAAATTCAAGCACCGGGAATACCCGGCGATACCGCTACGTTCACTCACGATGGTACAGATTTTAATACTGCGTTTACTAACACTGTTAACTGGACGCTAACGGGGTTGACCGGCAATCTTCAACTCGACAATGACGAGATTGAGTTCACCACCAATAACTCTGCTCAGAGAATCAGCGGCAGGACTGGATCATACATCGAGCTGTACAACGGTAGCACGGGCGACATCGTACTGAACTCTGCAAACAACAACGGCGTGACGGTGAACGGGCCGTTGTCCATGGGCGGCTATGGGATAAACAACATTGGTGGAAGCCTAGCTATCGGCTCGAATACAGTCTCTGGAAATAATGGAGCATACTATCAGCCCTACAATGGCGGCGATGGTGACACTTACATACGAGGGTCCACTTTAGCTAACACCCTACTAGGTGACATCAAGTTTCAGACAGGCGCGACTCCCACTGTCCAGCTCGAAATACGCAAGGCAGATGGTAACGTCTATGTAACGAATGACCTTGATGCGGGTAACCTCACCGCTACGACGTTCAATGGAGTAGCACTCACTACTGGCGGGTTAGCCACTAACTTCCTTAACGAGACCGGCACATACACTGCGGCGGGGGGTGGTGGTACTACGGTAGACGCTGGCACAGCTGATGGGGAGATGCTCATATGGGATCAGACTACTGACACTGCATGGGAGCCCACGGACTTCCTAGTTGCAAACCCCGCAGCTGGCACACTGTCATTCAAGAAGACCGGGGATTTCACGAGCCTAGTGATAACTACCGCAGACACTGATGGCATTAGCAACGTAACAACATTCTCTAATGGCAACGCTGAAGACTTCATGTCCTTCAGGGATGCCAACAGCTTCGGACTGATAGAAGTACACGCAAATGATATGCGTTTCGAGGCTAACGATATATCGAGTAACGGTAGCAATCGAATCACGTTCATCAGTACGGGCGGCGGCAGGGCCGAGATATACCTTACTAACGCTAACGCTCTACGGCTTGATAACTCAACGGGTGCGTTTACCCACGTAGAATCAGTAGAGCCCATCGGCGTACTGACCACAACGAAGCCAGTATCATCCATCGAGGGCTTCTTGTTCTGGCAAGAGACGGCTAACACCGCAGGTTGCGGTTACGTCATGAACGATCAGGCCAAGAGCCACCCTATCGGTAACATGCAGCACCTCAACTACCGATGGAACAGTCCCAACACAGCAGCAGATCCCGGTCCGGGGTTCTTTAGGCTAGATGCTGCGGGGGGCTGGACAAGTACTACAGAGCTCTACTTCGCGGACGAGGACTATGGGGATCAGGACGCGGGCCTATGGTTCAGCTTCCTTGCTGTCGGTGACTGCCTACGCATAATGGACAGCACTGACCACAGTCGATGGGCGGCGATGGAAGTAACCTCTATCACTGACAACACCGGCTGGTGGACTGTCGGTGTTAACATGCTGGACTTCGGTGGGTTCGAGCCCATCAACGGACGAGTCTGCGACATCTCATGCGAGAAGTGGTCAGTACTAGGAGCAGTACCTACCTCTATCAGCAGCACACAGACATACCTTAGTGGGTCATCATGGGTCGCAGCGAGTGGGGCAACAGCCACCAACGAGTCAGGAGCTACTACACTCTTTGAGTCTGGAGCTATCCTTGAGTTCGAGGAGCAAGCATCACTGACAGCACCTGCAGCTACGTTCGGTAGGTTATGGGTCAGAGATGATACGCCTAACACACTGGTCTACACGGACGATGCTGGCACAGTACATTCCTGCATAGAGCCGGACACACAGTCCATCGTGACTGCTACCAGCACGGAACTACTAGACATAGCTGACGCCATCAACACAGGCGCAGATAAGGTTGCTGGCTACCAAGTATTTAACACAACTACCACTGCTCCCGTATGGGCGGTGGGAGACACTGACGGTGCAGTTTGGGTAGACGCTACCGGAACTACAGCACACACACCAGTATAATAGGATTACTATGACTCAGCTTGAAATGGTAAACAAGATACTCTTAAGGCTACGTGAAGATGACGTATCCACGGTCATTGAGAATGACTACGCCAAGTTAATAGCTGCGTTTATCAACGATGCTAAGGCAGACCTAGAGGACATGAATCACTCATGGTCCCAGTACGAGACAGAGATAGACATCGCAGTACTTGCAGACGGTACACGCCTGTATGATTTACCTGAGACGAATGATCGCTCGTTCCTCTTACGGTCAGGTCGCCCCGGCTACGATCAAGTACCCATGGCATTCGACGTTACGGTTGGTGAGGAGACACAACTGTTTGACTGCGCACTGAAGGACATACGCAGAGAGAGGGCACTGGCAGGGACGACAGCAGACTCTACCCGCCCATACGTGTTCGCCATCCAAGCAGACAACGATGTAGGTGATGGCTGGAAGATACAACTGCTCTGGGGCTCTAGCACAGCTAGGGACTGGCGCATGTACTGGTATGTTCCGCAGGTTGACCTAACATTGACAGCCAGTGACGACAACACAGAGATACTCCTGCCTAACCGACCCATTGAGCTACGCGCACTAGCGTATGCCATCAACGAGCGTGAAATAGCACAGGATCCTGCATCACAGAAGGCATGGGTACGGTCAGTAGACTCTATCGCAGCTGCCTTAGAGACTGACATGCAGGTACAGAAGAAATCAGACGAGATCGACATAACAAACCTTGAGTGCCTGTAGATGCCTACGATCCCCATTAACATCAATACCCCTGCACAGTTCGGACTGAACACCGAGCAAGCAGGGTCAATCATAGCTCAGCAATGGGCTACGGTGCTTGATAACGCTGTGTTTGATGCCTCTGGGCGTCCAGCAGCACGCAAGGGATGGCTAGGACTAACCACCACACCGGGGACGGGCCCCGTCAAGAGGATACACGAGTACTTCCAAGCGGACGGTACTTCAGAGGTCATATACGCAACGGACAGCGACATCTACCGGGACACTACTACTGCAACTTCCATTGAGGGGACACTAGGAGTAACTGATGGTAATATTAAGTTCGTTAATTTCAACGATAAGGTCATTGCATTCGGCATTGGAACAGCTGGGGTCCCCGCTGTACGGACGACTGGTAACTTTGCTAGCATCACTGTTAATAGTGGCACCGCTCCTACTTCTGGCATTGGCACTGCTGCTTACGGTAGGCTATGGGGAGTGGACATTGATGGCAAGACCGTCAGGTACTCCGCCATCCTAGATGAGACACGCTGGGATGTTGCAGACGGTGGGGGCTTCTTGGATATGTCACAGGTCTGGCCATCAGGTCAGGATAACATCATCGCCATCGAAGAGTTCGGTGGTGACATTGTGGTCTTCGGGTCCAACAACACAGTCATCTGGACTGACGGTGTAGGGGCAGCTCTGGGTATAGACCCCACGGCCATCTACGTGTCAGACACCATCCCCGGTCAGGGTGCCCTAAGCCAGTTTGCCATCACGCGAGCGGCAGGTGATCTCTTAGTACTGACCCCTACGGGTGTCATCGGTCTACAGAGGGAGCTCGTACAGAGGTCCACACCTATCACTAACATCTCCCAGCACATACAGAGCGAGATCATCGCAAGCATAGAGGCTGAGACTGTCATAGATGACGTCACCATGGAGTACTCTCCTACAGAGAACCTCCTAGTGCTCAACTTCCCAGCCAGCTCTAAGCAGTTCACCTTTGACACCAGAGTACCGCTGCCTGACGGGTCTTACAGATCCACCACGTGGTCCTCTGACCTACAGACGCTGGCGTACGTGCGAGAGAATCGCATACTGCTGGGCTCACTTAAGGCAGTAGCCGGTGAGATATTCCAGTACACAGGAACCACGGACAACGGCGCAGCGTTCAACTTCGACTACGAGTCGGGGTGGCTGGAGCTAGGAGAGGAGCTCAACAAGTTCCTCAAGTTCGTCAAGCGTGTGACATCCTTCGTGCTGATCGGCAAGAACGTCGTTGTCAGCTACAAGGTACAGTACGACTTCGGACTCAAAGAGTTCGTACTGCAGAACTCTGCATCAGGTGGAGTCATCTCCGAGTGGGGCACGTTCGAGTGGGGCACTAACGGTGTCTACGACAACACTGACGGTACGCTCGTAGCAGGAACAGACATAGCTGAATGGTCCGGTAGCCTAGCGCTGCGGACTATCGACGCACCGGGCAAGGGCTCGGGACAATACATCAAGGTTGGGCTAGTGCTCGACACTAACTCAGGTGAGTTTGCATTACAGCAACTCAACCTTTACGCCAAGATTGGGAGACAAGCTACATGACTGATTACACTAAGACGGTTGACTTTGCTGCTAAGGACGGGCTGGCATCGGGTAACCCTGCCAAGGCCGCCAAAGGTACTGAAGTTGATACGGAGCTTGACAACATAGCCGTAGCCATCGCTACCAAGTACGATGCTAACGACAGAGGCGCAGCTAGTGGTATCGCACCGCTAGACTCTGGCTCCTTAGTACCCGTAGCTAACCTACCTATCGCCACTGAGGTTGAGGCAGACGGGCTCATAGACGACACAGTACTCATCACTCCGCTCAAGCTAGACACAGCAGTAGACACATGGTCCGGTCAGAATGCTGGCATAGTGTTCGACCTGCACGAGCTAGCATCACCGGGTGCTGACCGCATCCTCTTCTGGGACAACAGTGCCTCAGGAATAGGTGAACTCACAGTAAGTACTGGCCTAACACTATCCACCACGAACCTCACAGCTGACGCTTCAGCGATCAACCATAACAGCTTGCTGAACTACGATTCCAACGATCACATAGACCACACCACTGTCACTATGACTGCGGGTACGGGTCTCTCTGGCGGTGGAACCATCGCAGCTACCCGGACGTTTAACCTAGACATCAGCGGACTGACAGCCATAGAGATCAACGCCATGGCTTCCACCGACGGGTTCCTAGTAGATGACGGTGGTGTAATGAAGCGCATGGAGTACACTGACTCAGGTGTACGCTTCCAGACAGTCTCAGGTACGACAGACACACTGGCTACCGCAGACATGAACACCTTCATTGAGTACACTAACGCTGGCGCAGTAGCTGTAACGCTGAACACAGGCGTAGGTGTGCAGGGCAACATCGTAATAATTAAGCAGGGTGGGGCTGGCACAGTAACCATCGGCGGCACCGCAACCGTTGAGACATCAATCGGACTAACTACACGTGACGCGAACAGCGTCATAACCCTCTTCTGCCAAGGCTCTAACGTCTGGGCGCTGTACGGAGACACAGCATGATACCATTACTGCTTGCGGCGGCTTCTTCAAGCGCTCCTCTCGGTGACGTTGTCTTGACGGGTGAGCTGGTCAACGCTAGCTCTACCAACCCCTCGACAGCTACGGCTGAGATCAGGGTGGACCAAGATGGGAACGTCTACAAGGTTATTAACTTAGGTGGTGACACACAGCTCAGCTCTACCGATAACTGGGTACGCCCAACTAGTGGCGCACCCGGTGCGTACCAAGTACGCTTCACCAACGTGGTAGGTACGACGCTAGACATCACCAGCACTACCCTAGAAGACGTATGGCACCCCATGAAAGACGGTGACTTCCGCATAAGGCACAGCCGCACCAGTGATGGATCAGACAGCTCCACCTTCGACATCGAGATACGTGTAGGTACAGGCAGCACTGTAGCTAGCGATAATTACTCCCTCATAGCAACGAGAAACCCATAATGTCAAACACTCAGCAGACCATAGACAACGTCGCAGTGGTTGCCGCGTCCTCAGTAGCCGGGTACAACTGGCTCACTGCAGCGAACGACCTAGCTACTCTGGCACTTACATTAATCGTAGGAGTCGGGGCAGTCCTCGCAGCACTACACAAGTACGAGGCGTGGCAGTCTGCCCGCAAGGAGAATAAAGATGTCGGATGAATTTGGACCCGTAGAGGGTAGTGGCACTAGCCCCAATGTATTCCAGTCCCTCTTAGGCGGAGCAGGTGGTCTACTAGGTGGCATTCTGGGCGTCAACTCAGCTAACAACACCAACCAACAGCTTGCGGACCTCACATCGTTTAACCCGCAGGGCTTCACCAGTACCGGAGGCTTCGGCATCTCAGAGGGCGGTAACGTATCTCTAGGGGGTGGGCAAGAGGCACTAATGCAGCAACTGCAGCAGATGGCTGGCAGCAACCTCGGCGGTGGGCTGTTCAACAACAACCAGTTCCAGAACGCCTTCCAGAACAACGACATTGCTGGCGCACTGCAGAACGCTAACAACCAGTTCAACCAGCAACTAGGCGCATCACCCTTCGGTCAGCTCGGCAACCTAGCAGGGCAAGCACAAGGACTTAGTGGGCAGTTCGCTAACCAAGTAGGGCAGGGACCTCAGGATACGAGTGGTGGGCTTATGGCTCAGCTGTTCGGTCAAGGCTTCGGCAACCAGCTTGCAGCGGGTAACCAGCAGGGACTCTTCAACCAGTCACTGGACACTCAGCGTCAGGCTGCACAAGGTGGTCTACTAGATCAAGCTATCAACAAGTTTAGAAACGTAGGCAGACAGACAGGCCGCTCTAGCACCTCTGCAGGTGCCGCAGATCAAACAGGGTTCTTGGACTCACTAGCTCGTCAAGACCTCGGCTTCCAGAACAACGCATTCGGACAGGCTCAGGCACAGCAGAACTTCTTGGGTAACCTTGGTAGCCAGCAGATCCAGCAGGGTCAGGGCTTCTTAGGTCAGTCCCTTGGACAGTTCAACCAGAACGCGCAGAATGCACTAGGATTCGGCGGTCAGGCAGCAGGGCTTGCGGGTCAGCAGTTCGGTCAGAACCTGCAGTCAGGTCAGTTCAATCAGCAGGGTGCTAACGCTCGCTTGCAGAACGCACTTGGTCTGTTCGGTCAGGGCAACGACATCAGAAACCAGAGCCAGACTCTGGGTCTACAAGGACAGGCTGGTCTTACGGACATCAACTCTCTGTTCGCAGACACATTCCTCGGGCAGCAGAACGCAGCAGCTAACCGTATCAGTTCATCAGGTCTGCATGCACAGTCTATCGCTAACTCAGGCTCAGAGAGCGGAGGTCTACTTAGTGGACTCGTCTCAAGCGGCTTAGGGTTGCTGGGGTTCTCTGATGCTAGGCTCAAGGATGACATCGTTAACGTAGCTACTATTGATGGGCTGGGGTACAGCACATGGAAGTGGAACGACGAGGCTCATAGAGTAGGCGCTCACAGACAGCCTGAGTTCGGACTCATCGCACAGGACGTCCTTAAGACGCACCCTGAGATGGTGACAACTGATCCAGAGAGTGGGTACTACATGATCAATTACGGAGGCATAGCATAATGCAACCTACCACTGACAACAAGGGATTCCTTGAGAGCATAGGATTCGCTGACCACAACGAGAGCGCTGCCTTAGATCGTAGGAAGGATCGCATGATGTTACGGGGCGGGAACGCCGGTAACCAAGGCTTCAACCGTGGAGTAGCTCTCGGTAGTCAGGCAGCCCCCCTAGTAAGCGGGTTGCTCGGTGGCGTAGGCGGACTCATCTCAGGTAAGGGTGACGATGGACGATCCCTCAAGCAGTTCAAGGCAGACTTCCAGCGCGCAGGTAATGACGCTAGGGACGGTGCCATAGCTGAGGAGATGGGACTGGCAGGTGGCAAGGATGCCCTCAGGACACGACGCAGAGTCTTCAAGGAGATCCAGTCAGCTCAGGCGAGCGTAGATGACGACGGTAGCGTAAGCTCACGCAAGGCGCTAGCTAACCGTGTTGCAGAGATTGCTAAGCGCAACGGTGACTTTGCTACTCTCGACAAGGCTATGGCTCAGATGGTTGAGCTGGATAGAGAGGGCCTTGAGCTTAAGAAGCTCGGCCTAGAGAACGAAGCTACAGAGCATGACCAGGGCCGCAAGCAAGAGCTCGGCGTTAGGGCATGGCACATTGACGCTACTGAGAGGCAAGCTGGTAGAGCTGTCCGCATAAATGAGGGTGAGGACGCTGGTAGGTACAAGCTGTACGAGCCGGGTAACCCAGACAAGTTCCGCATAGTAGACGGTGGCGAACTAAACATACCTTCAGGTCAGCTAGGCGGCAGCGCCCCACGACGCGCTAAGCACGAGACCATGCAGGGTATTGTAGCGGCTAACGGAGCCGGTGGTCCTCGTATCACAGAGTTCCGTAACATCCCAAGAGCCATGCAGCAGCAGTCACGCATCATAGATCAGATCTTAGGTAACTTCTTCACACTATCTGAGCAGGGATTCGATCCAGCTATTGCTCTGGATGCATCTGGTAAGACAGCTATCGCAGCAGACAAGACAATCTCGTTCGTCGACACAGTCAGCACCATGTTCGGCTTCACCGGAACCAAGGAAGAGCGGAAGGTTACATACGGCGGCAAGGAAACGACTACCGCGAAGCAGCGTGAGCAGTTCATTGAGGCTGGTAAAGCTACCAAGATAGACGCATTCGCTAAAGAGATGGGCTACTCAGATCGGAACGCGATGCTACCCAGAGAGTTACAGGGCGCGCCAGCACAGGCAGCCGAGTTGTATTGGGCTAACATCATGGAGCTTGCGTACCTAGATGCTCGTATCCAAGAGCCATCTAACCGTGGTCTCTCCGACAACGATATCATCGCGGCACTGAAGCGCATCGGCGCAGACACTGCTAACCCACGGAGCTTTGCCATCAGGCAGAGAGAAGTCATCATGAACACACTGATACCTAACCTAGAGAACTTAGGCTCACAGATGTCTACCTTCCGTAACGACCGATTCACTCCTCAGGAAGTAGCGGATGAGATCTTCGGTAAGGACTATGTGGCTACGGTACGTGCGGGGCTTGAGGAGACTGTGGCTAAGCTAGACATATTCATAGGTGACGCTAAGCGTAACGCAGATGGCTCACTGCCGAGACAGGCAAGTACAGCACCAGCTGGAGCAGCAGAACCTGCTTCGGATAAGTCAATAGCGGACCAGCTCGCAGAAGCACGAGCTGAACGCGCATTATTAGGGGATTAGAGTATGCCGGGTGAAGGCGCAAGGTTTCTGAGAGAGATCCAGAGGCGAGAGGGTAGAGACCCTAACATAGCTGAGCAGAACCAAGCCGTTGCTGCGGAACGGGCAGGAATGGGTAAGCCACCTCAAATACCCGGTAACACAAGTAAGTTTGCAGAGACACTGCAGACGGAAGGCAGCGGTTCCGTGTCCGCAGAAGGCGCACGGATGCAGCGTAGTAACCAGCGCTCTAAAGATGCAGGTGTGACTGCTGATGACACAGTAGTTGACGGTCAGACCATGCCTCAGTTCATGGAAGCGGCACGTGCAGGGGCGGCTGGTACACGTGAAGGCCGCAAGATACTGCTAGACGCAAAGATAGCAAAGCTGGAAGTGCAGGAGGCTAGAAGGATCGAGCTCGACGCAAAGATAGCAGAGCTTGAAGCGCAGGAAGAGGCCGCTAAGGTTGACCCTCGCATAGACACATCACCTCTGCCTACTGGCATAGAGCGCATCGACAAGGAAGGCACCTCACAGTTCTTCACTGGTGGGTCAGGTAACCTGTTGGGTACTATCAACCACCCAGACCTCGACGATCCAGAGATGTTCGATCACCCTGATACTATACGCAGGAACAAAGCACAGCAAGGCATCGACATGATGTCCGGTCTGGACTTTAAGATCCGTAAGCAGATAGCTGCGATCCCTAACGTACCAAGTATGCGTAAGGACGCAGTCAAGAACATACTCATGACAGCTCATGAGGAGATGCCTGATGACATCGGACCTACCATACGGTTTGACCAGACACTAAGTGAGTTCCAGATGCTCATGCCTTCATCCACTGAGGGTAAGTATCGCTGGACCTCCATGGATGGTACTGGCGTAGAGATAGGTGACTTCGGTGATATGTTTAACCCAGCCGAGATAGGCGCAGCCATCGGCGGCATGGTAGGCACCACGTTCGGTCCCGGTAAGCTCAGATACCTCAACATCAAGAAGGCTCAGCCCGGTAAGGGTGGCTTCGGTGGTGCTGTGCTGGGTCGTACTATAGGAGAGACGTTCAACTTAGTACGTCACTTCAAGGAGACTGGACAAGCACCTACGCATGAAGAGCTACTGTCCCTCACTGGCGGTGGTCTTATGATGGAGTTCATGGCATCCGCACTCACAGAGGCGGGCGCTAAGATACTACGTGTAGGATCCAATGCAGTACAAGAGCTGGCTGCCACGGCAGCCGGTAAAGAGGCTGTGCATATAGCCCCTGAAGATGTCCCACTGGTTAACGCTCAGTTAGAAGAGTCACGCCAGCTACTTGATGACCTCAACGTCACAGGTATACCGGGCGTTACTGGACAGAAGTTCTCCCTAACACGTGGTCAGGCTACGCGCCAGATAGACCTTCTAGCAGAGGAGACTGCGTCACAGACAGCCGCCAGTGCAGAAGTAAAGTCACAGTTCGCTACGGCTAAGGCACAGAATGATAAAGCACTGCAAGCATACATCGTACGTGAGTTCGACTCAGGCTTAGACCTGTTCGACAGGACGGATGGCATCATCATTGCCGCGAACGACTCACTGGGTAACATCGGTGACTTCGCCATCGCACAGACGGCCAACGGCACTGTACACATACTACCTAAACTCGCACAAGAGGGGGGTGAGCATGTTGGGTTACGCATAGATCCGGGTAAAGATGTATGGAAAGTCAAGGCTAACATAGTGGAAGAGAGCCTACAGGGTCTCGGTCTACGCAGGGACGGACTCATAGTAGCAGGACAGGAAGCACAGGCACGTGGTGCTGTACTCTCAGCTGGGGACGAACTCCTCGCTGCAGATGCTCAGGTGTGGCGAGAGCTAGACAAGACTGGTGCATTGGGTCCGCTTACGTGGGCTGATGACATCGTAGATACTGGCGGTATCCTGACTACTCAGTCTGGTGGCCCTGTCGTACGCATGGTAGACCCAGACCCCGTGACCCCTAAGCTACTGGAGGCTTTCAACAAGCCCGGTAGAGGTGCGAGTGGCAGGATGGAAGCTAACAAGGACTTCAGAACCTTCATGACGAAGCCGGGTGTACTGCTCAACGTGGTCTCTAAAGAGATGGAAGGCAGCCCGTACGTGCGGCAGGAGATGAAGGAAGCTATACTCGCTGACTATCAGAAGCAGGTCAGGAAGAAGGGCAAGTTCAGTGAGGCTAACTACCAAGAGTGGCAGGATTCTACACGCCAAGTAGTAGACGCCGTGTTCTCCCCAAAGGAGCTCGTCAAGATACGCAGCAGTCCCCATGCTCTTAAGGAGGTAACGGACGCAGGCCACGAGGCCATGAAGGTACGACGACAGGCACTGAGCAAGAGCTTAGGTATTAAGCCTGACGACAAGCTACTCAAAGAGGTGGGTCAGAGTAAGCTGCTCAATCAGATTAAGAGCCGCAGCTCACAACAGATACGGCGCACCATGAAGATACTTGATGCACAAGGGACTGGCGACGACGTAAGGCGTGTGTACATGCAGGAGCTGGGAGCAGAACTTCTTGCCAAGGGCGGCGGGAAGAACTGGATAGGATTCGAGGCGTGGATCCACACTCGTCACGAGAACATAGAAGACATCATGGGGAACACCAACTACAACGCCCACCTGCGGACAGTGGCCTCGGTACTCAAGCGTAAGTCTGACCAAGGCATGACTCGAGGAGCCCGCACAGAGACCAACTCTACTGGACTGGCACTCTTTAGGGTAGCCTTCGGACCACTGTCTAGGGCACAGCGATTCATATCCGGTGCTAAGAGGGGCCAGATAAGAGCCACTGCAGCTAGTGCTTCAGACCTTATCACTGACCCAGCCATGCTCAAGGAGCTTGTACGACTCATACCTATGCAGGTAGAGAGCCGACAGGCAGCCCGTATCATACACTCGACAGGGCTTGCGGAGAAGATGAACTTCCCCGGCTACGACCCAGAGTCAGAAGAGGACCGACAGAAGTTCGCTAACCAGATACTGATCGAACTAGCTCAGGAGAGGTTCGAGGGTGAAGACGTGGAGTAACCGGAGTAAGAAGGTATACGATCAGCTAGACCGCCGCCTACAGAGGCTGGTGACTAGATTGAGGGATGAGGTAACAGACATCTCACTCGTAACTGGATACCGTGACCGGGAGTTACAGAACACACTACAGGAGAATGGATACAGCAAGGTACGCTACCCTAATGGGAAGCACAACAGAAAGCCATCTAAGGCAGTTGACCTACAGCCGTACCCCTACCCGGACTCAGAGCCTAAGCTCTGGGGAGCACTCGGGTATATAGCAGGACGAGCCCACGCTATCGCGCAGGAAGAAGGGTTCCATATAAGGTGGGGCGGGGATTGGGACGGTGATGGGGATCTAACCGATCAGCAGTTCGACGACTTGTTTCACATCGAGGTCAAGGAATGAAAACGATGATACTGCTGTGCTTATCTCTTGCGGGATGTACCACAGAGGGTGCTGACGAGTGGCTTACTGTCTGCTCACTGTACTCAGGCTTAGCTGGGATAGATGTATGCGAGACACTGCCACCTCCCGTAGTTGTGGAGGAAGCTATGCCGCATGGTAAGTCAGGCTACTACAGAGGCGGACCTACTATACACATATCCAAAGAACTCAGGGGTGACCGTCGCTTTGGCACACTCGTACATGAGATGGTCCATTACATAGACTATCATAAGTTCGGGCTAGAGCTACCGGGCTATGCCCCTGAGCTATGCGCTACAGAGGACATGGCATGGTTCATAGAGGGTGTATGGTGGGGTAGTATCGGTAAGCCAGAGCTGGCTCAGCCGTCATGGTGGCTTGCGTATCCGCACTGTTGGAGGACGCATGCTGACCAAGAGTTCTTGGACTACATCAGGGAGATGGTTCAGTGAGGCGCGCAGTCATTGTGTCATGGGGCGATGCCTTCATAGATACAGAGGACTTCGACCCTGAAGAGGCCGAGAGTGTAACACCCGTATACAGGAAAACCGTGGGGTTCCTCATTGCGAAGAACCAACACGGCTATGTACTAGCGACAGATACCTATGACCACGAGCCAGAGGTGTCAGCTAAGATGTTTATACCTCATGGAATGATCACTGAGGTTACTGAATTAATCACACGTGTGAGAAAGACCGATGCCGACATGGATAACAGCACTATTTGAACCTATCGCAAGCATTATACGCAAGCGACAGGACAGGAAGCTAGCCGCACAGTCAGCTAAGGCTGCACTGATGAAGGGACAGCAGGACAACCACCACACCCTTGAGTTAAACAAGGATGAGTGGGAGTCGCTGCAGGTTAAGGGAATGGACAACTCTTGGAAGGACGAATACGTTACTGTATCCGTAGTGTCTATCTTTAACCTCATCGTGCTTGGCGGGATACTCTCCGCCTTCGGACATGATCAGCTCTTAACCGGAGTGGCTATAGCGATTACGTCACTGTCTACCGCAGGTGTAGACGTTGGGTTCTTACTTGAGGCCGCGGTACTAGCCGGACTCGGACTGTCCATCTGGAAGCGCTTCTGACGACGCCACTTCATTGTTTCCATCTTCTTTCTCTTGAACTTTGGATGCATTCATCACCTCCACGTATGCTGCAAGGGCCTTGATCTCTAAGTCAAGGCCTTTTGCTATTCTGAGATACTCATCTCGTCGTCGTCGTATATCATCAAGCTGACTGCTTGGATCTGAGCTGATCGCGGGAGCTGAGCTAAGTGTTGGTACTGACGTTTCCGTAGGTACTTCAGCTGATCGGGCATCATTCTGATGTCCGTTGATAAGTCTACCATCTTGACCATCATCCTCGCTAGCACGCGCAGCTGCCTGTGCAGCGCGAGAGGTGACAGCTTCGTCACCGATTGCACTGTCGACGACATCTCGGATTGACTGTCCCCAGATGGCGGCAGCGTTCCGTCTTGTTTCTGCATTCTTTATCCCCTCAAATATTAGTTCATAGTGACCGATCCCATATGGGAGGTCCACGACCTTAGTGATCGTGCCTCCCTCAGTGACTGTACCAGACTGCTCCCAGAGCTTGAAGTCTGATTGTATGACAGCGCGTAGTTCATCCTGATTCACTTCAGGACCTGCGGCGATTGTTTGACTGAGCCTTTCATACTCTTCCGTCCTCTTAAGTTAGTGCCACAGCTGTTACACTTGTAGCGTTGATATGCAAACACCCCTGTGGTGTCATACTCCTGACCCCTCTTGTGGATGTCTTCACTGGCACAGTTACGGCAGACAGGTTTCTCCTGATCCTCAACGTACAGCGCCCAGTTAGGATGATTCTTGATCCACCCCTTAAGTTTATCATACATTCGCTCAGTTAGCAAGACGTCTTCTATGTTGTAGTCGACCATCTTCTGCCACGCCTCGGGATCCCCTTGTAGGCAAGCAGCCCAGAGTCCGAACCCACCAGTGTCGAGCTTATGCTCACCCAGCAGTGCCCCTGCCACGTAGTCTAACTTGTTCGACGGGAACTTAAAGTTCTGTCGTACCGTTAGGAGCAGGTCTATGTGCGCATAGTTAGTGGGTGGTGTAAGTTCTAGCTCGATGAACTCCCTGTTCAGGTGCTTCATGTCGAAGTTCTTACTGTTCCAACCTACTATTGCATCGGCCTCATTGACCAGTTCATAGATAGCATGCACCATGTCCTCAGCCCCATGATGATGCTCACTTGCCCACATCACCTCGTCCTCTCCATACCACTTAGCACACCATGATAGCATGCGAGTGGGCTTCTTGATGGCTGGCAGGTATACATTCTGCTGCCACAAGCCCCACACGTACGCATCTATGGGTGATGTCTCTATGTCTACTGTTAAGATCCTCATCCTAAACTCCTTATAAGCTCTCGTGTAATAGCTATCGTCTCTTCATCTTCCGTGTTAAACAGCTCGGGGTAGTCTTCATAGATAGCGTCTACTATCTGCACCAACTTCCCTAGCCATACTACATCAGGCGGGGTTACGTGCTGCATCTTCCAACTCCTTCTGGAGCATAGCCAGCGCTCTCCATGCTACCTTAGTGGTGTGCCGTATCCCATCCGAGTCTATTGTACCCCTCTCCATGAAGTGGCGCAGTAGAGCATCGCTCTCGTCACCTGACTTGGCGCGGTCCCAACAGATCGGCGTGCCGGGGTTGTGCTGCTGATGACCTACTAAGCTACACTCTGCGATAGCAAAGATGGCTTGCGGAAAGTAATCCAGCACCCCTGTAGCTACCGGAGCTGCCTTCCTAGCTGCAGCATTAGTCTTGAGCTTAGCTGCATCGTCACGGTCCCAACAGATCGGCGTCGCGTCATTCCAGAGTGTGGTTACTCCGTCCTCCTTAGTAATCATAATCCATCTCCTCGTCCTCCGACATTATCGTTATCAGACTGTACCCCTGCTGTCCGTAGGGGAGGAATCTCTTCCGCCACGTACCCGTCACAATCCACTTGTCGTCCGATAGATACCCCTTCTTCTGTAACATATCGTACAACGCCTTCTCGTAGTTGTCTCCGTCCCCAACCGGAACCCTCAGCTTCGATGTCTTGCTCCTCGGTATCGCAAACATTACATCCACCTTTATCGGGTGCTCGATCAGCTCGTCGCTGCTCGGTATGGCCAGTGTCGCCTCGTCTATCCATGCCTTATAAGTCTTCGGATAGTACGGCTTTCCGTACCGTGGAATCCGAGCCCTTGCTGCTGGTACTGGCTTGAGAGGTATCTTGATTATCAATGGCCGCACGTACTTTCTCCTCGTCGGGACCCCACTCATCGGGGTAATCGCTGTAGTCCTGTGAGCCGAACCTAGTAGTGACGTTCTTGTTGCGCGTTACGTACGCCCCACTAGGCAGTTGTGTATAGTTCAGAGCTTCTAGCAGTATAGCTTCTAGCTGCCGTCTGTGCGCAGGGCTATCCCTAAGGAAGCCGGGGTCACTGACAACAGCACGATAGAAGTCACGCGTCGCTATGTCTGACTGAAGTGTTAGCTTATTTGGCATTGGTAATCTCCTTGAAGCTCCGTACAAAGCCCTCCGCAATCTCCGGGTTGGAGCGCTCAGCTGATGGTGCGTCCTTAATAATAGCCTCGGTCTCATCTATGAGGAGGCGGATTGCGATGATGTTATCCACCACCTTCTGGCTACTCTTAGGCAGCTCCACGGGTATGCCGTCGAATGATGGTGCGTACGTGAAGTACAACGGCTGTGTTCTGTCAAAGTAAATGGTCATACTGGATCTCCATATAGGTCTACTTGTAATTCATTCTCTAGTGTCATGTGTTCTTCGATCTGTGGTAAGTCCCACATCTCACCGACCTCCCTACGAATCCAGAGTAGTCTACCCTGCTCTATCATGTAGGTCTGCCAGTCGTCCTTACCTGAGTGTATCTGATACATACGGACACACTCCTCGATCATCTCTTGCTCTGTCTCCATACCATGCAGCGCTTTCTTAGCTTTCCCCGCTCCGATACCCGGCAGCCCTGGGATGTTATCGGTGGAGTCACCCATCAGCAACTGCGTGTAGAAGTTGTAGATAGCCTCTTGCTCAGTGACGTCGTATCGAATGTCGTGCTTGGTGTTATACTTCAAGCCCGGTATCTGATCTAAGTCCTTGTCGATTGATATGATCACACTGTCATGGGGTCCGTACTTAGTCTGTGCGATGCCGAGCAGATCGTCTGCTTCCTCACCCTCAGCCTCAGTGGTGTCCCATGTACTCTTGATGAACTCTCGTATCTCTAACTCATAGGTAGGTCGGTGCGTTCGATCCCTGTTGCCCTTGTACGGGCGGGTGACAGCTACCTCTTTCCTGAAGTTGTCCTTACCTGAGAGGAACATCTTAACATCGAAGTCAGTGCAGTCTACGGCCTCTAGTGCCTTGGCTACTGTCCTCTTGACGTTCTGTAGTGCGTGACTCAACGGCTCAAGGTTTATCTCGGCAAACAGTCGATAGTCATCGCCCTCTTTGCGTGAGTATACCCCCGGCAGTAGGACGTCCAACTTATCCATAGCCTCTCGCTTGTACTCAAAGACACCCGCATATTCCTGCGAGGGTACAGTGAGGTGCCACTCCTTACGTTCAGCAGCAAAGCCAGATGTGAACACAATGATGTCTCCATCAATTAATGCGTGCATTTAGCTAGGCACCACATCTTCCGGTGTAGGGAAGTCAAGTAGTGTCATCTGCCGATCTGCAGGATCCTGTGCTTTAGCAGATTCATCCATCAGGGCAACCAGTGAGTCACTGAATCCCTGTGCTTGGTAGATAGCTTGCGGCAGGATCTGAGTTGTACACTCAACCTGTGTAGTCTCCTTATTTACCACAGCATAGCCGAGGTGTCCAAGGTCTCCGTCTTCTCCTAGTGCGTTGTCAGTACTGATTACGTCGTACTTGACAGTCTCATATAATACATTACTCATTGTCAGACTCCTTGTCTGCTAGTTGTTCTTCTACTACGGCAACAGCATCTGCTGCCGCCTCTTCTTCTTCTAGTACATTGATTAGATCTGCTACTGCATTGAATAGCGCATCCATACTACGGGCTGCCGCAGGGGTAACGTTATCGTACTTCCCCTTCGAGGCCATGTCCGCTAGTGCTGATACTACCTGTGACGCTCTGATCGCAGTCATACCTTGTCCTCCTCTTCTAAGAACTGTGTGGTAAGCTCACCGATGTAACCTCTAAGCATATCTAACCGCTTACCTTTAGCTAGATTAACATTCCATGGCAGTGCATCTGCTGCGAGTGCTGCTACTATCACATTGCATGCATCTCGGCGCGCTGCTTGCCACTGAATCCTCTTACCTATATCCCGTACAGGTGGGGTGCTTACAGTTTCCGTTACAGTATGCACATCGGGTAACGATGGTGGTGGTGCATCTACCTGTTCGTCTAACTTCTGTACTGAAGATAGTACGACTTGCAGGTTGTGCTCCTCGAACTTTACCTTCATACCCTTCTCCAGCGTCACTCCGTCTGCTGTTGCTGGCTCCGTCTTCGCTGTCCTGTACCATCTGCTCTCGCCCTCCAGTTTGAAACTCCATAAGACTACCTTGTTCCAGCTCTTGTCACTTATCGTGTCAACAACCCCTTCATGCTCTGTCATTATATATCTCCTAATCTCACCTGCATAGTCGGGCTGAACTTGACCAGCTTGCCCGAGTATTTCCATCCTATCCTAAACTCAAAGTATGTTTCATCGTTCACACGTGTGAGGAACCACCACTCACTCTTCAATCCATGCCGCATCCATCTTGTCGCTGACCTTTGCTGTCCGTTGAATACTATGCGGTCTGGATTAGGTAACTTCTCTGCTGTGGGTTGCTCAAATCTGACACCCCCGGTAGGATTGCGTATTGCCATCCACCAGTAGGAGGAACCTTTCCACCATCCGGGTATCTCTTCGACTCTACCGAACCATCTTAATGCTTTCGGGGTCACCTCGTCGTTGATTAGTAAGCTGACCGCGACCATCACTAAACCTAGTACTATAAGCACCAGTCTCAATAGCAGGGCCGGGACCCATAATAAAATGCTAAGTATATTCATCATATCATCTTTGCCTCTCTTGCTGCGTCAATCCATAGCTCCTCCCGAGCTGTGTAGATTCGTTCTCCCATCTTAGAGCCTTTGTCAGCCCACCTCTCCCCGACCATGACACCCGCGCCTAAAGGCACTGTAAGCTCAACGCCGTAGAGAGCATTTATCAAAGTATAAGTATCCTCTATAAGACATACTTGAGCCACCTCGTGCCATAGCGCAATCTCGTCGGGGTGAAGCTCTGCAATAATAGAGTCATGTACAGTATTAACAAGGAACGACTTGAAGTTCGCCATCCGGTGCCAAGCACACACAATAGCGATAGGAATAATCTCCGCCGTAGCAAACGCTTGTACTGGGTAGTTATATATGCTCGTTGTGAAGCTGATATACCCACTCTTCTCATTCCTTGTAGATAACGGCCAGTAGTACTTCATACCCCACTCAGTCGTGAGTTCCTTGTCGTCTGCTACTGTCTCGCACCAACTGTCCTGCGTAGCAGTGATCTGATTGTACTTTCTAGCAAAGGCCTCGTAATACTTACGCTCTCGCTTAGTTCCAGACTTTCCACCATACAGGGGCTTGAATGTATGAGCTTTCGCGTCTTGACGAGAAACTCCGATAATACTAGCTGTATATGCATGGATGTCCTCCCCGGAAAGAATATCTGCAAGTGCCGCTCGGTCCCGTCCGAGGTGAGTGGCGACTCGAAACTCAAGTTGTGCCCCATCCGCCTCTCCAATAAGCCAGTCATCTTTCCGTGCCTTAAACAGTGGCTTAAATCTGCGGTTGAGATTCTGGAATTGTACTTTCCATTGAAGTCCTGAAGATGATAGGCGGTGTGTTCTAGTATTGCACTGGTTAAAACTTGCACGTAGAAGTCCTCCAATCTCTGTGCAACACTCTCCAAACTTGCGTAGATACTTGGTAACGTCACTGTGCATGAGTGCCCACTTAGTGTGAAGGTCAAGGAAAGCACGTTGTCGATCATTGGCTGGTTTGAGGCGGGCCAAGACATCAGCCGCAACCGATGGATCTCCTGTCCTAGTAAGCATAGGCTTTCCTCTATGATCGTTGGGTACTTTGAACTTGAGGTTCCCAAAGATGAACTCCCGCAGTTGCTTGGGGGAGGAAGGGGATGCCCCCTCACAAAACTCCTGCAAGTCAGCAGTGCTTCGCGCATACTCGTCTTCCATCTCTTCAGTAAGCTCATTTACCTTCCCTTCATCCAGTTGCATACCCTCAAACTCTATGTCTGCTAGAGCGGGGGTCACTAAGTTACGTTGATAGTTGATCGCCTCTAAGCCCTTGGCGCGCAGATCAACTAGCTGTGCCCTAAACATCTCCTTGCATGCTGTTACGTCACGATCACAGTACTTCAGGAGCCATGACTCGGGCATGTCAGCCGTGTCTATCTGGGCCTTGAACATCTTGGCTATTGTATCCCCTTTACCCGGAAATCCCCGACGTTCGAGGGACATCTCGAGTGATAGCTGACGCATCATGAGTGTATTACCAGCAAGAACGTACTCACCGATCATAGTGTCATAGGTTATTACTTTGCGTAGATCCAGACCACATCTCTTGAGCCATCCAAGCTCAAACTTAGCATTATGCGCCACGATGAATGATGCTCTCTCACATGCTTCGACAAGTCGAGACTGCTCATACTCCGTCCCAAAACAACTCTCAACGACGGGGGAAAGTCCTTCTGACCAGCAAGCAAGGATGATTCTATTCTCTGCGACGAGAGGTGATCCTTTAAGGATTGTAGTTGTTTCAAAGTCAAGTACGACAAAGTCGTCTCTCCAGTATACTGATGGGTCGGGACGGGCTACCCAAGCGGGTAACCCTCCCAATTCCATCTTATTCGTCACTAAAGTCTGTCCACTGTGTACCTGCATCACCGCCAGTAACCAACTCGAGTACTTGAACTGCTTTCATACGCAGACTCAGACCATACGTGTTGTCGGAGTAGTTAGTGTACGGGACGACTTGTCCACGAATACGAATTACAGAGCCATTATATACCGTCTCCTCGACCTTCTCACCAGTCTCGGCGTGTACTACGATAGGCTTCTGGTCAAACGGCTCCCCAGTGCGGGGTGTTACGTGTGCCTTCAGCTTAAAGCGAAACAGAAGGTTGCCAGTAGGCTCAGGGATGAAGTTGTGCTTGATGTCGGCCTTCTCAGCGTCAGTCATGCCAGCTTCGTACTTGGGCCGTGTCATTTCCTGCAGATGTACCGGCCATGGCTTAAGCATCCCCTGCTTAGCCAATGGAATAGTAGCCAGCCACTCGTCACGAATGCGATTCAGCTTAGCTACAAACTCCTCACACAGCTCAGGCGGTATAGCCAGATCGGTGTGATAGACACCATTCGGGTCATGCTTGACATCGGGCGTATTAAGCCACGGAAAGACAGCTTCGCCGTATGGTGATTGAAATGTTTCTGGTTTTGGATAATTGCTCATGATAATTCCCTCTTAATCTTGTGTAGTCGTGCATATATTACGTTTGGATCGACATCCTCTTTCTCTGCTATCTCTCCTGCGTTGTACCCCTCTATGTAGTATCTCAGTGTTCGACCCAGTAAAGGACTCATCGCCGCTGCTCTGTCGAACAGTAGGTCTGCTTCCATGTACTTCACCGGGTCCTCAGTGTGGGCGCTGCTATGTAGCTCACGTATATCCTGCTCGTGCTCTATGTCTAGCTCACCCCGTCGTGCTGCTCTTCGGTATAGATGGATGGTACGGTAGTTGTAGATAGCTGTCATCAGCTTACTCACCTTTGTACCGGCCATGTATCCCTCGGGTTTCTCTAAAAGGATTTCATAGACATCTTGCTTGACGTCCTCATCCCAGCTCTGCCTTTCTGCAAAGTCGATCATCTCTAATGATATGAACATATTGTACCCCTACTTATATATAGCTTAGATAGACATAATCTTACTTAATGATGCCTCAACAGTGCATGCAAAGTACTCATGTCTACCACTTACCTTGTTCTTTGGTAAGCTAAGTACTATCTCTCCTGCGGCTATCTGCTCCTCACCTGCACCCAACCCAATCATAACGTCTGCTTGAGAAGGTATGCCGGTGTTGGAAAAGTCCACATCCCCCATGTCCAGAACTGCCTTGCCTGTTGCACTATCCCCGGCCTGTGTAACACTAACCACCACGCTAGAGTATCTCTTGCCCCACTGTCTTGCTTGTTTGGCTGCCTGTTCAAGTGCTAGTACATAGTTGTCGTTCTTCATGTTGAGGTTGCGGAGCTGATCCAACACCAGCACGTGCGGTGAGTACTTCTCAATCAGTCCTGTGATCTCTCGTACTGTGCCCGGTGCTAGCGACTTCAGTATGAGTTGCTCGTATCCATTCTGGCGCGCTATTACATCGGCCTTATTGGGTGAGGTCATCACTTCTAACTTGGTCATTCCACTGAGTCGGTTAACCACGCGCATATTGATGTCATCTATAGGGTCTTCGTTGCCAATGTACAGCACAGTAAGCCCTTGACGCAGGAATCCTGCCATCATCTCTATAGTCATCATGGTCTTGCCCATCTCAGGTCGTGCAAACAATATAATGTGGTGTCCGGGCTTGACTCCACCATCCAGACGCTCATTGAGAGAGGCTGGCATCACTTGTATGAGGTTATCTTTGTTGAACCCAGTGGCACATAGCTCCTCTACTGAATAGCCCTGTCGTGCGTCCTCATAGTCCTCTGCTACGAAAGACTCTGCAGAGAGTAGTTGTTCATACTCAGTGAGTAGAAGAGCAGTTTGCTCTCCCGCCAGTAAGGAGTGCGCCAGTTTATGCCCCACCACCTCTCTCTTTGTTTCGAGTAAGTCATCAACGACGTTACGTCCGCTGACGTCAAACGCGTCCAGCGTTGCAACAAGGTTGGTGAACATTTCTTTGTGCTTGTCTGCCGCAACCTTTCTAGCGATCTTACTACTAAGGATTCCAGCGTCGACATATCCTGCGGTAGAGTCGGCGTCATAGTAGTCACATATGTTTTCCCAAACGACCCATCCTTGTTCAGAGAAGTCGCTATGCCCCACGTGAGCTGCGACTGACTGGAATGCTTCTCTTGATTTAATGCTGGCACTGAGTATGTGTTTTTCACGCACGTATCTCCCCTTCAAGCAGTTGTTGTACTTCAATAATGTTCATGTCTTTAATGTCCTTCGGTAAAGGGAGAACCCTTGGGTTATCCCATAATAGATTATATCTTTGCTTCATTCTTATTGCCATCCCTGTTGCGTCCTGATCCAAGGCTATGATTATACCTGCTGAGGCATTCTGTGCGATCTCCTCCGCCCTGTTCGCACCTACACTGGTGCCAAGTAGTGCAACCGCATTCACACCCTGCATAGAAGCTCTCACTGCTGATGGGCAGTCCTCTACTACCACAGTAGGCGCAAGTTTGTCTACTTTGTACCATGATAATCCCTCCTCTCTGTCGTTAATGTATGTGAGCGCCTTAGTGTGCGCCCTTCCTGTGATGTCCCGCAAGACCCAACCCCTGTGCATGTACTTAGGGGATCTCACTGACATCGCAATCCTACCACCATACTCATGAGTGTACCACCAGTAAGGGGGATCTGTAATGCCCCAATGCTCTGCGATCCACTTTGTGTACCCCTCGCTAAGAGGACACACTTTACCCTCAAAGACCTTGCGCACCTTTACTGACTTAATACTGTGTAAGATGGGTCGTGATGTACCAGACCCCTTCTTTAGCAGACATTGTGCGCGGAAACATTGGTACATTAGGGACCCGGAGTCACTCAGTGTAACACTTAGAGACTTCTCTGAGGATGTCCCGCCCTGACAGGCGGGACATACGATCCTCACATTATGGCCTATCTCTAAACCTCCAATCTCTAACGAGATTGCGGCATCATAATTCATGGGCATACCTCCGCGATTGCGTGTAGCTAAGTAAACGAAGTGAGTTTACTTATACTGGTTATAGGATAGTGACTAAACTAGCATAGATACTAGTATATAGTCTGAGAAGGGGGTTTATTACTTTATTATAGGTGTTATTGTACAATTACACGTCACTGTCTTCACTTGTTCTGAGCTGCTTGAACTCTCTGCGAGATGTTGCCGGTACAGGACCGATCAATAGAGCCTCTGGTGGTAGCCATCCGTTCTTGAGCCTCCATCGGACAGTAACCATGGGCAGCCCTTCAGGTGCAAGCGCCCGCCAAGCTGCTGATATAGATTTATAAGTATTCTTTCCTACTTTCAATGGTATCATTTATTCATATCCTTCTATGTTGTTATCTAATATGTTTCTCACACGTGTGAGACTTATCAGTCTTCATCCAAGATAGCCCATAGCCGATCGAGTTCTCCCTGAGTTTCACCCTTCAAGTGAGCGCCCGCCAACTTATTCACATTCTTATTATTGGGTATCCACATGCCAGACCTGATCCTGTGACTACCGTTGTAGTTAGGGTTAGAGTTAGACCGCTTCGATAGGTGCAGGTCACCTAGATCATGCTTCTCCACGTACTCTTTCCACCGCTTAATACGATCGCGCATCTGAGTCAACGAACGAGATGTGTACTTGGTGCCCACTCTGCCTCTATCATAAGCATATGAGAAGATCATAAACGCCTTTCCTGAGGTTGCTTTGCTGCTCAGCCCAAGCCCGTGGAATCGAGCGTACTCATCCACAAACATCTTAGGCGTCCAGTCCTTATCATTGATTCCTATTAACTCTGCGCCACCGCAGCATCCTAAATTTCTGAGATTTATCATTATAATTTATCCTTGTGTACCGTTTCTGCGACGACGATATGCCCCACCATTGATGGCGGGGAACTGTCGTCTAAATGCGGTGTAGTACCGCTCGAGTGTTGTGCCCTCGAGACCGGGGGCGGTGTTGACCTCGTAGACACAGGCCGTGTCTCCATGAACGTTGTAGCCAACGTCCACAGCACCGAAGTCAAGATTAAGGGAACACACAGCAGCAATAGCAGCGTCCTCAACACAGCTAGGAACATCCACTCCATCACGTGTGAAAACCCAGCCTGTCGTGCTGTTCCTGATCTGGTAGTTAACGTCTTCATTGTCTACTGCTAACCTCTTACGTTTAAGTTGTCTATCAATTACCTCATCGAATGCCACGTGTATGCGGTATTCATGCGCCTTCTTCACATACTGTGTGTACAGTGGGGCGTGTACTATGTCCTCCACAGCCTCGGCTAGAACTATGCCTCGTCCCGTGTTAGCTCGTAGGAGCGTCCTACAGAGGACTTTGTGACCTTCCCCTACCCATGCTATTGCTTCATCACGATTGGCCGTCCACGGTGCTTGTGGTACGCCCCACTCATCGAACTGCTGTATAGCAAACAGCTTATTAGAGGCTATCGCCACTGCTTCGGGTGGATTGATGTAATATCCATGGAACAGTCGCTTATCACTCCCCCAGTTGATGATGTAGTCGAAGTCGCTGTGCTTACGCACCTGTTTAGATGTAGCCCGCAATATGCCCGCGTACTTACCTAGAGCCTTAGCACTGCCTGACCACTGCTTGTAAGGCTGAATCCTTATTGTCATATGTTACTCCTAGTGTATTGAGTTTAACAGTTTCATGTCTACTACGCAAGCCTCGCATATCAGGTCTTGACCGCCATTTACTACGCTCATGTGATCTACGTCCGCTGCTAGAAGGTTAGCTTGACAGTTTATGCAGCCAGCCTCTAACAACGGTTTTAACTTTCCCCACTCCACCAAACATCCTTCCGGTCCGGGGACCAACAGATCATTAGCCACGTCTTCACACGTGTGAGGTTCCGGGTCTGACTCCGCTGCTTCCTTTAGCTCTTTCTGCCTCTTAGCATAGTCCTCATAGTTACAGTGTACCAGCGCACCCAAGATACCACAGTTCTTCTTATCGAACTTATGTGCTGGGCATATTCCTATCGGCCTAACTAGCCAGTCTCGGTTCTTGTAGGACTCGTACTGGACAGTCGACACGTTGTGAATCGTCATATCCCACGGTAGATCGTCCCAGTCCTTATGGTACATCGTGCCGTGTACAGTCCACGTGCCCTTACTATTAGGCCCATTGTTGTTCTGGAATGCCTCAGTAGGTTCAAAGCGCAGCATATCATTGATACTTAGATACATCTCATCACGCAGCATCATCTGCATTGGTCTAGGCACAGTCTGCATGTGCCCATTGACGTTGACCTTAAGACTACTGTACCCACACCCACCGTTTGAGCTGGGCGTGCCACTTCCTGTGACCTTTGCTTCTCGCTCTTTCTGCCAAGCTGCGGTTTGCGCCTGCCACCCTTTGCTTTGCTGCGGACTCACGTATGAACCACGATTCGTACGCTGCATCGGATGCGTATGATGAAGCGTATGATGGAACTGGCGGACAAAAGGGTTGTACTTGATGACCTCTGGCTTAGTGTCGCCCTTCTTAAACTTGAGTATCTGGTGTGTGTCTATCTCATATATCGCCCCACCCCTGCTGGGGTGCTGCTTGAAAGACTTGTTGATAGCACTCAAGTGCTGCCCATCACTCATAAACCACATGATATTCTTACTTGGGTTGAATGTTATGTGCAGTGGCCTCGCATTGTTCCGCGTCATATTGATGCTATTATCGCGGGAGTCTGTCCATAATAGAGCATACGCCCCGTTTACCTTACTTAACACCTTGTCGGCGTCTTTAGGGCTATGCTTGGACAGAGCGTTAGCGATCTGCATCGAGTCAACCTCACCAATCTCCTTGTCAAACTCATCCAGTGACGCCCCGCCATCGTTCAGTGTACCGTTATGTACCATGGTAACTGGCCCGAAGGTAAACGGGTGAGCGTTCTCTATGGTTGTTGCGCCTATAGTAGCCGCTCTATTGTGGCCTATCTGTGCCCAGCCAGTCTTGTGCTTCTTCTTATACTCCTTAGAGTGTACAAATGCATCGCCCGGTGCCGTTGTCTTCAAAGTACTTACAGTGAAATTACCACCCACTGTTACTATACCAGTCGCATCGTCGCCTCTAAGTGTATCTAAAGCAAGCGCATACCTCATGAAATGCTCCTTAGCATCCTTATATAAGAGGTCGTTATTACTTACATATCCAATAATACCGCACATTTATTCATCTCCTTGTATGTGCCAATCTAACTCTTCCCATTTGGGTGCTTCTGCTCCAGCTATAAAGCAAGCTGTATCATCCGCATCCTCTTGATCGACGTGATCACATGACAGCAGGTTGTACCCCACTGCGTCTAACATCTTTCGTATTCCATCCCGATGATATACCTCGCATATCTTCACAGGGTCGCTATACTTAAGAGCTTCCCTGCGAATATTGAGTAATATCTCAGCCCACGCTATTATCTGGCTGGCGCTCAGTGTACTCGGTGCTTGACGAAACTCTAATGTACCGAACTTAAGCAGCGACGACACGTTGAGTGCCGCGTACTTAGGCGCACTGAGCATACTCAGCTGACTGTACTTAGAAGCTCCCCCAGTGAGATAGTACTTAATCCTACTTTGATCATATTCTCCGGCCACAGTAATCCCCGATCTAAGGTTCTTACTGTCCAGATGCAGTGTCTCAGCCAGCTGGGTATTAGACCACATGGGTGCGCAGAAGTGCGACATCTCCCTACCGCTAGCAAAAGCGGCGAACAGTGTCGGCTCCAGAAACGCATAGTATGTGACCATCTGGAACATCTCCCGCCAACTCAGGTCAGTGACGTTCACGTGTACGTGTAGGCCGCATCTAATAGTCGGGATCACTTCGTACTCTCTGGCGTGGGAAATAATACCGTTTACCGAATCTGCGAGATCAGCACGCTTAGTTGGCTCGCTAATGTACTCGATACCACTATTCCTCAAGCTATGATCTACAGTATGACGCCAACCTTTAGGGAAGCCCTCAATATAACTTTCACCCGCCCCGTAATTAGAGGCGTGTTCATACTCTAGCTCAATGCCCACGTACTCGCCCGCATAATGTGGCTTAGCGAGACAGCGGCCTATGTTACTGTCAAATGTTACTCTCATTGCGCCCTCTCTAGTTGCTAATCTCATTACGCCCTCTCTAGTTGCCTAGTTACTCGACCTGCCAACGGACAGCAGGATGATGAGGGTTCGTATGCCCATGCGGTGCTTACATTAGTCAGCCTACCTGCTGGTAAACCACGATAGATCACTAGGAGTGTGTCGGTACTTGATGTCTCCTCGCTATCAACTAGCAGAATATCCCTACTCACGGCTACAATATTAGCTTCATGCTTATTGTACCTGCTAACCATGCTAATATTTGCAAGCCTGTCGATACCTTCTGCAACACCATAGTGATTGGGGCCATCCCGCAATGTTTCCATCGGGATACTAGTATAGCCGTACTTGACAAAGTAATGATCGTCTTGCGTTGCAGACTTGCGCATGTTTCGCACTCCCCGCCTCGCAATATACACTCCACCACTGTCCGTATTGTACGCGCCAGCTCTCGGCCACCAGCACTTCAGTGATCTTGCAGTGCAGGGCATGTACTCCATATCGTCGTCAATCCATACATACATCTTATTACTGGCTACCTGCACCTTACGAGGTACGCCCTTGTGCAGCATCCACGTGTTATTGTAGTACATACGCCTATCAGCAGTTAACGCATCTGAAGGGTTCATAGGGCTACACCTGCTTTATACGCGGCGGCTATAACTTTCTGGTACAAATCCATGGCCTCACCAGTGGACTTATTAGCTGTCATGTACTTCCGAGCAGACACCCACGGAATAGACCGGAAGCAGTGTTGTAGGTCCGCAGCATCTGTGTCCGTTAAGAACCTAGCACAATTAAGTGCCGCGGTTCCCATCTTCTCTATGCCGCCCACTGACAAGCCCCACCTGTTGCTAGGTGTACGGTACTCGATACCATAAGGCTTGGGCCTAAATATACCGGGCTTGCCATACCACCGCTTACGTGGGTCACTCACTGTATCCTGAATCTCAGCGAATATGGATATGAACAACTCCGCAAATAATGCGGCTACAAAGTCGGGGCAATTAAAGTCACCGCCTAAATGTATATGTCCACCTGCTGATCGCATTAAACCGGGTGCAGGAGCCGCTTTACGGACCGCCCCAGCTACATAAGCGTCAAAGTCTGCTTCACACCCGATAGTCTGGGCTTGCCTAGAGGTTAACTGCTCGGCTCTGAAGCGGTGGTTGTGCTTGCGCTGCCACAATGCATAACGATCACCGTGTCGCTTCTGTAGCTCTTTGGTGACCATGCTCTTCCCCTCACGCATCACACGTGTGAATTGTCGGACAGTGTGTGACGGTGGAACATTAAACTCCACCATCACGTTGTCCTCTTGAATAGCAAATCCCTCAGCTCTACCTTCAGGTCGGTACGGATCTTCCTTTGTACCTTCGAGGATGCCTACACATGGCACAATCTCGTTTTCAACTGTATCAAACAATAGTAACTCTAGGTCTGACCCTATTGATACTTCGCATGGTTCCTTATTCATCTAACTATCCTCACTTAAGTTTAAGGCGGACAAACGTTTCAGGTGTGTATATCTCCCCGATATCTATCGGCTGAAATGTCCGCAAGATTGGTTTATTCATTGGTGTGAACTTAGACACTTCCTTAACTGGGGGCTTGTGCTTAATTACTGATTTGCCCCAGTCCTCTCTCTTGCTTGTCATACTTGCTACGCCAGTTGCGGGGTCCATGAGTGTAACCTCAACGACCTCTTTGCCCCACGTGCAGCGACCCATCTCATACACTGCTTCAAGTGCCGCGTGCTCGTTAACGGCATTCAATGTACCCGTACGAAGAATCTTTCGATCATTCCTTAGTATGGTAGCTGCGAAGTAGTAGTTCATTCCGGCGTGTGATGAAGCCAGAATTTAGCCTCATCCTTGTTAGGGTGCCACAATCCGGTCTGCTTATGAACAGATGACTTATCCCAGTACCTATCGGCCATAAGAAAGTACATCCATGCACGACGATTGTGTATGTCAGTGATTAGCTTACGCCTACGGTACAGGTGAGGATGACCTTCAAGCATATCAAGTGATGCAAGACCTTCGGGTGTTGTAGCCCAAAGCTCGCCTCTTATCTTGTTAGTCTCCTTACGCTGGTCCATAGCCGCAGGTATCGCGCCCATATCCCACAGTCTGAACGGGCCTGTAACAGAGTCATAGCCGATAAACTTACTATCAGCACGCTCTAGTAGCCCATGATTCGAGTGGTCCTTCTTCAAAGTGCCATAAACAAGGACACGAATCATGCCCTTATCTTCACACGTGTGAGACTCGTTATTCTTTACTAACACGTTGTACTCCTTTACCAACTAGCTGCGATAGAATCCACAGCCTCGTCTTGTGTTTTACTGGATGCAAGCTGAACCATCTTATTGATGTAGTCTCTAAGAAGTTTCTTGCGCGTTTCGAGGAATAATGCACACCCTGCCTCGCTAGGCTCAAACATTGCTGTGCGAACTTTAGCCTTGTGTCCGCCCGGTCTAGCCTCACTGACGTGTATTATACCTAGCTTGTACTTATCACAATTAGCCAGCAGCCAATCAATCATATGATCGACACTGAATACAGTATTGTACGCGCCAGCGAACCGAAAGTTCTTATCCAACTTATCCTCGGTTACTCTATCAGCCATAATAAACTGCGCGGCCTTATAACCACCGTAAGCAGTGTTACCGCTATCGTCAGTCCCGTCTAAATGCTTAACGTACATCAAACTTAACGAGTGCCATGCAGCAACTTCAATGGGAAAGAACATAGGCCGACTAGCGACTTGTGCTCCCCTGATAAGTTGGTGAACGGTGTAGTTGTTGTTAGACGGGTTTATCTTATCTTTGTCTAAGTTATCGAACTTACTGTTATCCTCGAATGCAGGTCGGTCGTGTTCAGCTGGGTGCGTAGCCCTAACTTGTTTAAGTATGCCAGTAGAGCAGCATAACTCCATATATGTTGTAGCCGCATTTATGGTGTGTACCCAGTCTTCCTTGTTGTCAATAAGCTCATCGAAACTCTTTGGATGTTTTAACTTCATCCCGATACTCCTGTAAGTCAATGCGTACGCGCTTGTACGCTGTTTTTGGTGAATGTCGCTTGGTACTCTTAGCTAGTCCAAGCCGGTCTTTACGAACTTTCACGTTCATCTGTTCAGCTCGCGTCTTGTGTGTCACATCATACTCCTTTTCACACGTGTGATTTTGTATAACTATCACTCACAGATATCTCTGACCTCTGCAGGCACAGTATCCCATTGAGAGTAGTAATTATAACACTTATTGGGCCGTATGTCAAGACAGGCAGCCCTATCCTTATGTACAGCTATGTAAGCAAAAGAGCATAACAGCATGGCGACAAGTATCATCCCAATCGTCTGGTTATGCTTATTCATTGTACACGATCCATGCACCTATGAACCAACCCGCGAGGAATCCCCACGGTCCGAACATAACAGCGCCCGCAAATGCAAGTAATATGATCATAATAATTTATTCCTTTGTAAAAGGGGGAAAAAGCAGCCCATAGCCCCACCAAACATCGGGGCTTGGGCTAAACGTGTTACCCTTATGGGCAGCTCAGCGTGTTTCTCTCAAGTGTTGATCTTTGTCGTGCCGGGATCCCGATAGTGTACTTTGGCCATTTGTTTATCGCGTCTAAACGAACTGCAATAACATCCGGCTACGTTACATCCCGCTTCGTAGTACTTATGTACGGACATATCGCGTGTGGCTTCTTCTTCAGTCATCACACGTGTGAAGAAGGACGGTGCTCCTGTAGTGATGTATTTCATAGTTGTACCCTCTTTGTTTTGGATCCTACAGGGCGCCCTAACTTACGGACTACCCTATATTGCCAGTACTTGAAGTTCCATGATGGCGTTGTAGTGACGGGCTTCCACGGGCCTTTACGATATGCAAGCCCATGCCTTGTGTACTCGATTGGATACCCTTGTGTCCACGCATACATAACCTTTATGTATTCCTTTGTCTGTTTATGGCGCGTACTCAGCCCGTCAAGACTCATGGAACCACCTACTCTCGTAGGAATCGACTTCTTTCCAACGCTTTATGTAGGAGGGATCGGGATCGGTGTACATTATGATCTCCATATCGCCGTTGGTTTGTACCTTGCGCACTATGACGTGTTGCGGGCCTAGTGGGTTTCGCACTATTTCGTAAGTTTGATTACGCGAAATCATGGTTGTATACCCAATGCCAGAAACAAATGTTATCCTCATCGAACGCTTGAGATGTTGTACCGCGCTCGTTTGTATTCTCCCTATGTTGTACTAGGGTGTTGTACTCAATGCCTGAGCAGTTAAACCGGGCCACTTTAGGGAGTACGATTGTCTGTTCGTTAATTTGCATGATGATTCCTCAATGATTTATCACACGTGTGAGAATCGCCGGCGGCATCATAACCGCCGGCTTTTCAGTTTCCGCTTTGGCGATTGCTTACCCGTTCGCGACCATGAATTCGACCGTGTTCATGTTCAAGGCTTCATCGTGAGCCGCAAGGATCTTAGCAGTATCGGTCTGGCCTTCAATGGCAGCGTTAGCCGTGGCTTGCTCGGAAAGAGCGATCTCGGCCAATTCGCGAAGGTCGGTCAAGTCGCGGGTGAGATCGTCAATCAAACCAGTATCGCCAGTCTCAAAGATGACAGAAGCCAGCTCCTTAAAAGCCTCACGCGCTGCGCTCTTAGCCTCGTTCAACTGAGCCAGTTCAGGATTAAGAGAGTCGCGCCTTTCGGCTCTCAAGCCTTCGACCGCCTTTCTGACTGAGCGGTACGACACGCCGTCTTCTTCGGTCACGCAATCGGCAGTGACGACACCGAAGTCGACAACGCCCTTGGCAATGCTCAGGACGTTCTGGCCTGTGCCTGTGAGCTTGGCGGTTGTCTCGCCTTTGGCATTCTCAGCAAGTTCAGCGAATGGTGAGCCGGCCTTGGCCAACTCCATTGCAACGATGGCCATATTTGACTTCCAGTCTTTCAGGACTGTTGACGTATCGCCATTACATTGGTCGTGAGCCGCCACACCGTAAGACTCAGCGAGCTGGACTATCTCAGGTGAGGCGTTACCACTCTCACTCTTTGCGCCGTCTTCTACGCTCTTAGAATCGGCCAACCGATTGATCGCCGCTATAGTGTCGGTCTTATTGAAGGTCGTGATTATCGTTTGGTTAGCAGTCTGAAGCGCCTTGTTGTCTGCACTCTTGTTCGTAGCCATGATTGAATCCTTCTTCTTCACACGTGTGATCGGGCACGTGAGGCCCGTCGCTGGGATAGACCAGCAACACATATTATCGCATGAATGACAATGCAATGCCACTACATTGAGCCATTACACCTATGATTCTCACACGTGTGAGTCTCATGCTACTTAACATAAGCTGTTATTTAGGCACTCAATCCACTTGACATTCAATAACTCCTTATATATCAGTGACTTACGAGCATCATGCTGGTCAAGCACAATAACCTCAATGATATCAATGACTTACACACGCTACTCATCATCCATGCACATACCATGCCAACTAACTAAATCCTCAATGATATCAATCACTTAGCCTGTGCATAAGTTATCCACAAGGTGCCCAACTAGACACACGTACTCCCCCCCTGTAAGTCATTGATTTCATTAGAGTTTCTCAAAGTTGGCACGATTCTTGACGCGCAAATCATGCGAAATAAGACTTGACTTTGAGTTATACATGAGTTATCCACAGGCAGAGCGCTCGTAAGTCGTTGATTTCATTGGATTTTCCGGTGTTATCCACAAGTTATCCACAGGCCCTACCCCCCTGCATTATGTTAAGTTCGACGGTGGGCGGGTGGGGTGCCCTCGTGAGTACAATATAGAGGAAAACGGCCTGAAATGGCATATAATGGGGCTAGATAGGGGGTATATAGGGGGTATAGGCCGTAAGTGCGGCTCAGAGCGAAGCTCGTGCCCGAAGGGAGAGACGGGCCTACGGCCCTACTGGGAGAATAGCGACATATATACTAGGTCATTCGACATACAAGATAGGTCAACGCTAAAAGGAGTGCAATGAGGGGTAATTCATGAAATCTACAGGGATATTACAGAGATTCGCATATATTTACTTATAATAAACTAAGAACAGGTATCTCAAAGCTATATATAGATAGGGGCCGATACATTTAGTTTCTCTTCATAGATCTACATCGGACAGGTAAATCAAACAATCATTATCGAAGATTACTTTCCAACGTTGCAAGTGGGGAGAAACCAGTAGAGATCTAACCTACCCCATACAAAGAACACCAAACATAACACCAAACCTATGGCGCGCCTCTTCGGAGGACCCATTTATTCCAACCTTCTGCGTATGCGGGAGGTATGACTTCCAAGGGGTGTAACCTTAAATGGCCTTCTGGCCACGAGATCGGGTATCGGTGCCCCCTTCCGGTGCCCGGTCTCACCTTATTCGGAGATTACCCATGCCAACTGTATTTGAAGCTGCGAATGCCATTAAGGGCCGCAGAGAGTCCATAAAAGGTAAGGTTGATAAGGCCACTAAGAAAGGACCTAAGAAGCCAACTCCTGCACCTAAGAAGGGTGGGGTTACTGCTGCGCAAGCTAAGAGATCAGAGCGCAAGGGTAAGTCTGGAGAGAGAGCGTTCGGTACACCCATGCAAGGGTCTGCCTTTGATAATCAATCCACTGATTCCAACCAATAATGGCCAATAAGACCAAGTTCACGTGGATCGCACCCACGGAGAACACTGATGGCACCCTCATTGACTACTCCCTTGCGTATGAGCTGGGGGTACAAGATGCACAAGATGAGCTACAAGCTATATCGGTATTCCCTGGTACACTTAACCCAGATGGTAATTACTCTGCGCTGTTAAGTGAATTTCCTGTCTTTAACGACTTCAAACAATACACTATATCCCTGCGGTCTATTAACACCGTAAACTCGGCTTCGAGTGACTGGGCAGCGAGTATATCCTTTACTCTGTCTGCGGAGGTCCCGAAGCCCCCTTTGGCATTGGCCGCAGAGTAAGGGCGGCACTGAGACGATTATGGATGATAGTAAAGAGGGTGTTCTCGTTCGGACAGAGACGGGGCAGTTCATAGCCGGTACGTCTGGTAACCCCAACGGCAGACCCAAGGGATCCAAGAACAAGGTAACCCTACTTAAGCTAGCTGCTGAGGAGGCTTTCCGTGACCGCAACCAGAACGCTATAGACGCTGTACTAGACCAGATACTCGGAGCTGCCCTTGAGGGCGATACTGCTGCGCGTAAGATGGTCTGGGATGCGTGTATGTCTAAGGCTCAAGTAGCTGAAGATAAGAGCGCTGGGGGCAAGCAAAGTATTACCGTACATCGCATGAGCGTCGTACAAGGTGATAAAACCACAACTATAGATGAGGATTTAACCGATGAGTGACACTAACACTGGTAAGCAAGGTGGCGCACCGTCTCTTCCCAATAACTTCCAAGGCGCTAAGCCTGCGGATGCTAAGGCACCGGGCGGTATTGAGGGTAAGGTCGATAGCCATGAGCGTGGCAAAGACGGCACACAGAAGTAGATAGGTGCAAGTTAATTCGCATCTACCTCGCGGGGTCGACGGGCAGACTATACAATGCCTTCGCCCCGACGAGGATACTGTACAACAAGCATCAATCGGAGCTACACAGCAGAGGATCACACTACCCGCTGAGACAGATGTGGTAGAAGTGACGGTTACTGCTGACTGTAGGATTAAGTTCGGTGGAAGCACCGTTGTAGCAGACGGTAACAGTAGGGCACTCTTGAGGGGCACCTATGTCTATTCGGCTATTAAGGCCGTGACACACGTATCTGTCCTCCAGCTAACTGGCTCTGACAGTGGTAACTGCACAGCAGCAAGGCTATTATGAAGACATCTACTAAGATACGTCATTGGCTCCATAGAGCTAAGCAATCAATCAAGTACGCTCTAAGGCTCTCTAAGAGAGGCCCCACTGCGCGTAACAAGCGAGAGATGGATGCACTTAAGGCTAAGGGCCTTGTGACGTTCACAGCGGCTCTAAGGGCTCGTAAGATATATGGGGACGGTAGAGTACACAGATTTGAGGATTATGGTGTTGTTAGCGAGAAGCTCGTTACTGACGCCTTTATAGAATACCTAGTAGATGAGATGCAAGCATCTACCGGGGGTATCTCTGGATTCAGTTATCATGGTTCAGGTATATCCGCTACAGCCGAGAGCGCTACAGACACTACTCTGGTATCAGAGATAGCTTTAAGTCGTGCTAACGGTACGCAAGGGGAAGGGCTAAGTGCTAACATATACAACGCAATGGGCACACAGTTCTATGATGGAGCCTATGCTGTAGTTGAGCATGGTCTATTTAACGCCGCTTCAAGCGGAATACTCATGGACCGATCCACCTTCGCTGCAATCAATGTTGGTGATGGCGATGCGATTGAGTTCACTTACGAACTAACTATAACAGGATCATAAACTATGGCTTGGGTAGCAGCAGACTGGAAGATCACTCGATCCTCTAAAGAAATTGAATACATCGGAGACCTTCACGCGGGCACGTCGCCTAGCTATGTGACAGGTATTGAACTTCACAGGGCCCTAGCAGACTTGGCGGATGCACCGTCAGACTCCGGGGATGACCAGATCGCAATCATTGATCTCGTGCCCTCACAGAGATTGGGTGCGGATACTAACATCACGCTCCTTAACGGCTATACACTGACTTCAGCTACGGCTGAGGATCCACAGGAACACATCTACGATACTTCTATCACCTACAATGGTGGTGCTGACATCTATGATGGTATCCAAGTGTTCGGTAACGCTACAAACATTCAGGTCATTCAAAACGGCATCCGTGTCGTAAATGACTTCTGGAACCAACCTAAGATGCTTACAGCAGTAGAAGATACTGCATCGTCTACGACACACAGGTTCCTCATTAAGACTCGTACGGCAGGTGCTGACATCGACGGACGACGTCTTATCGGTACACAGCGCGAGCTGGGTACGGTCTATACCGAGTTCTCCATTGGTGGTGGTACTAACCGTGGTAACAACGTACTGGCACTCACAGCTAACACTGACTTGAACAACACGACAGACGCTACAACCATCTCGGGATGGGATACGATTGCGAACGCAAGTGAAGGCTACATTGGTCTCGACGCTAACGCTGACACGACTGACGAGTTCTATTACTCTGATTGGACTATCGCTACGTTTACTATCAACCAGTTCTACGAGCGAGCTAAGTGGATACAAACTCGTGTTGCAGGCATTGGTGTTGATACACCCGCCCGTGATGCAGATCAGTCTCTCTACGGCTTACCGGGTGATGTCTTCAGAGGTATCACGCACTCAGTGGCCCTCTCAGCTGGTGCAGGTGTTTGGGTAGAGCCAGAGTCCCTATCATGGGGATCGGGCGCTACAGCAGGTACTGGGCAGCTCCTAGCAGTAGATAACAATGCTGGCGTATCTGCTACCATCATGTACCTTCAGCTGCTTACAGGTGTCCCACCTAATGCTAATACCATCACAGGTAATGGCGGAGCAACTGGTACAGCAGGAACAGTAACATCACAGCTGATCTCACTGCCGTTCGTAGGTGCCTCTACTGGCTCAGCCATCATTGGTGCATACGGCTTAGGTATACTGCCAGCTGACCTCGCGGTCAACGACAGCGTAACCTCTCTTGACGGTAACCCACTCAGCCCACCTAACAACGTCGTCTTCAGTGTTACTGGCCTCGACATCACTGGTGGACAGGAAGACTACGTCATGGTAGGCCCTGAGTCTGCTGGCGCACTTGACCTCGCCTTCGACACTGTTGTTGGACCGATCAATGGTGCAACAGTAACGTCCATCGTGGCAACTACGGCTATCCCTACCGATACACCGGCTACGGGCTCTATACGGCTGCAGAACGATGAGGGTCGCTACGTTAAGATTCCTTACACCAGCTACAGCGGCTCAACGTACACCATACCCTCCTACGACTTCAGTGGTTCGGGCGATAACGACTCTGTCGCTAACCTGAACAACTTCTTCCCTACATGGTTAGACGAAGCTGCAGTGACGGCAACTGAGAGCGTTACGGTTGTATACGACGCTGATCGTAACTTAGTAGTCCGGGTGCGTAACGGTAACACTGGAACACCTGCAGTTAACCCAATCGTAGCATTCGAGGCAGTCGCTATTCTTGGCTCCGCTGGGGGCTCACAGGCAGCATCTCGCGTACTTGATCTGTAAGATATGGCTACCGCTGTATACGCCACAGATCTATCACTTATAGATGATGCACAAGCCGTCGGTAGCTACACAGCTACTGGCGGCGGTGCTTCTGCGCTCAATGATGAAACCGATTACTTCATCAACGATACGCAGTGTATCAGTAAGAACGGTTTTACCGCTACACAGAAGGGGATTCTTCACGATGATGTGAGTGCTCCGACTATCGCTGCGGGCGATGCCGTATTTATCTGGGGCCGTCAGGCTAACCGTAACATCCTAGACACAGTCGCCAACTCCGGTGGCGCAGTCATCATGGGCACGTCTAACACCACGTTCGCTGGCTTCAACGTAGATGGCAGCGACGTTCCGGGCTCTAACCTCCTGTCTTGGGTAACCTACGCAGTAGACCCGACACAGACTAACTCTTATGTTTCGGGCTCTCCTGGTGCAGCAAGCACGTGGGACCACTTCGGAATGGAGTGGAAGATACTTGGGTCTGGCTCTCTTAAAGGAGCTCCGAACGCCGTAGGTAACATCAGGCATGGACGAGAGCTGCAGATAACGGAAGGCTTCACAGTAGCTGCAGGAACCTTTGAGGGTGCTGCTACTACTGACGCTACTATCACGAACCGCTGGGGTATACTTACTCCGGTAGCTGGCGGCTACCAGTTCCACGGCGCATTCGTCATGGGTACGGTAGCTACGGCTGTGGACTTCGAGGACGCTGATCGCAGTATTTCGGTTTTAGACGACGTCTTCCTGCCAGCCGGGTTTAACGAGTTCGAGATACGGAATGCATCATCAACCGTGTCATGGACTAACATCATCATCAGTCACTTGGGAACGAATACTCCCGCTGTACTGACGCTAGATGTCGGTACGTTTACGGGGGACGCTTGCCAGTTCAACGGCTTTAGCACCACCGTGTTTAACTCGTCTAGTACGTGTAACGCTGCATGGACCAGTTGCGGAGCAGTAACAGCAGCAGGAGCTGACCTAAGCGGGTCTAGCATCCTCACGCCTAACGTAACAGCTAACAACTCTGGCCTGATCTGGAACGTCAACACTGACACTACAGGCTTGCTGGACAACATGACGTTCACCAAGACCTCAAGTGTTGCGCACCACGCCATAGAGTTCGGCACTGACATCCCAACATCTAACATCACACTCAACGGATGTGACTTCGGAACTGACTTCTCTGCGGGTCTTGACACCACAGTAGGGGACGAGACGTTCCACTTCCTAGATACCACGGGCACCATCACACTCAACCTAGTTGGCTGTACTGGTAACAAGGGATACCGCTCAGAGGGCGTAGTAGTCACCATCGTCGATGATCCTGTAACCACATCGTTCACTGTCACTGACACGGACGGCGCAGCCATCTCAGGCGCACGAGCCCTCATCGAGACATCTGATGGCACTGGACCCCTTCCCTTTGAAGAGGCAGTCACCATCGTACAGACAGCTGGTACAGCTACTGTGACACACACCGCACATGGCATCCCTGACGGAACCAATGTGGTCATACGCGGAACAACGCAGAACGAGTATAACAAGGTAGCTACTATCACAGTAGTCAATGCCAACAGCTACACGTACGCTGTTGACTCAGGGGCAGTAAGCCCAGCCACAGGCAGCCCGGTAGCATCGGGCGTATTAATATCAGGAACAACTAACGGCTCGGGCCTAATATCGGACACACGAGTTCTTAGCTCGTCCCAGCCGTTCAAAGGAACTATCAGAGATTCGTCAGGCTCTCCGTATCATCAGCCAGCTACGTTAACCGGAACGGTCAGCAATACAGCTGGTTTCTCCGCGATTGTGGCTCTACTATCGGACGAATAATATGGCTATCAGCATAGACGAGGCCACTAAGGTAATCTCAGTGGGCCAGTCCGATCTAACACTAGTTAGTGGCACCCTGTATGAGCTAGACACGAACGCCTTCCGCATAGCGGTAAAGGCGCTCCTAGCCTCAGAGCGCTACATCTGGATGCCAGTCGCCATAGCACATAACGGTGAGGTAACAGTAGCAGGTACTACGTTCGCTAGAGCCATCGAGCTCATCAACGGGTACAGCATCACCTTCGAGAACCTCTCCTACAGTGTGAGACTCGCAGGTAGCAACAACAACCTATTCGACATCGACGGGGGTATCTTGAATCCCAGTGCCCTAGTCACGGTCATAGCTCAAAACTCAGCGGGACTGATAAGCTCACCTGACATCACTGTCATCAGGAAGTTGATACAGAATGAGCAGTACACGAACCCTGTGACCAACAAGATGGAAGTACAGAACGATACGAGTACCGGCATTGAATTTGAAGCCGACGTCTGGGAAGATGATGGAACGACAGCATGGGACGGCACAGGTCCTATCGTGCGTCGGGATAGACTGGATGCAGTATGAGCTTCCTAGTAACGAGGGGACTCGGGGCTGGCAATCTAGTAACCTTCGGGTTAGCCGTCTCTCTGGGAGTAACCACCCCCGTATCAACAGCAGGAGCGCTAGCACTCAGTGGAATACTTATCACGACGTTCATACCGGCACCAGCCAGTGATGAACCAGCAAACTCCTACGGGCGTAGGTTCTTTGGAAGTTTCTACGGACCAGTTGGAAAGGGGCACAGATAGATGGACATTTACCTCCATGAGAAGCAGAGTATACTTGATGCTGATGAACATCGCTTTCAGGTGTGTGCAGCTGGCCGGAGGTTCGGCAAGTCCTACTTCGCTGCCTACAAGCTATACGCAGCAGCAAGTCTCCAAACTAAGGTGCGCTCCGATGGCACCGAGATTGACCTAACTAACGAGGTCGTCTACTATGTTTCACCCACGTTCAAGCAGGGACGAGAGAACCTCTGGAACGTAATGATGGACATCGGCTCACAAGCCGGTATCGTAAAGAATGTCCGTCAGAATGAAGGCGAAATCCAGCTAACTAATGGCAGGATCATTCGGTTCAAGGGAGCCGACGACCCAGACTCCTTGCGAGGGGTGGGTCTCCACTACGTCGTAATGGACGAGTACGCCTTCATGAAGCCATCAGTCTGGGAATACATTATACGACCAGCACTAGGGCGGGCCGAGGGTGGGGCCTTATTCATCGGTACGCCAGACGGCAAGAACCACTTCTACGATATGTGGCTGAAGGCTTCCAAGGGGTTAGATCCCGCATCGGAAGAGCCATCAGACCAGTGGAAGGCATTCCAGTTTAAGACAGCGGACAACCCGCACCTGACTGGCGACGAGATACTGGCGATGCAGGGCTCCATGTCCGCAGATGCCATCAAACAAGAGATGGAAGCGAACTTTGAAGCAACGGGCGGAAAGGTATTCAGCTACGATATGTTTCCTGTCGTACCTTGCATCAAACAAGGTGAGTATGTCATCGCCTGTGACCTTGCAGGCTTTAGTACAGCAGAGGGAAAGAACAAGTCAAAGGTGGTACTTGACGACCACGCCATCGTTGTGGCAAGAATACATGACAACGGCTGGCACATCGAAAGGATCATCCACGGACAGTGGGACGTAAGAGAGACCTGCCTACGCATCATCAAGGCATGGCGTGACTACGGGAACCCCACAGTAGGTATCGAGAAGGGCATGGCTAAGAACGCAGTATGCGGAGATGATGGCATGTCGGGCTACATGGGTGAGCTGATGCACAAGTATGGATACTTCACCGTACAAGGACTCACACACGGTAACCAGAAGAAAGAAGACCGCATTAAATGGGCTCTCCAAGCGAGAGCAGATAAGGGCCAGATCACATTAGAGCCTGACACCAACCTACCGATAGAAGAGAAGTGGATCGGCAAGTTACTCAGCCAAGCTGTTGACTTCCCAAACCCACTCGCACATGACGATCTCATTGACGCTCTGGCGTATGTAGATCAGATGGCAGATGCCACGGCAGGATGGAACAGCGTCACACTCTATGATGAATGGACACCTCTTGACGACGAAGTAGGATACTAGATGGCAAATATTAGCATAGATGAACCGGGCAACGCTAACGTAACAAAGGCTAAGTTCGGTGGCGGTCTTGTCGCACACATCATGGAAGTGGTGCGTGACAACCGCGCTGTCCGTGACCGACTCTACAAGCGTAAGTGGGATCAGTATGAGAGGACCTTCCGTGGGATGTACTCGGGCTCAGACAAGACGAGAGACGGAGAGCGCTCCCGCTTAGTGTCACCTTCACTGTCAGCAGCTATTGAGAGCACCTCAGCCACCATCGAGGACGCTATCTTTGCACGAGAGCAGTGGTTCGACACATCAGATGATGTCAGCGACCAGCAGAAGGATGACGTCGGAGTAGCACATCAGCTACTTAAAGAGGACCTCGAGATCGCTGGAGTCCCTGACTCTATCGCTAAGATCGTCCTTAACGGCTGCATCTACGGCACAGGCATCGGCAAGATCAATGTGATCCGTAAAGAGATACGCTCCTACGACGAGCGAGGTAACATCAAGAAAGAGTTCCGACCACTAGTCACCCTAGAACCTATCCCACCGTGGGAGTTCGTGATTGACTCACAGGCACGTGACCTAGAGTCTGCGTACTTCGTTGCGCATGAGACCCACGTACCACGTAACAAGATCTGGTCTAAGATCAAAGCAGGAACGTACCGCAAGGTTAACATCATGGGTAACAACTCCTCTACTACGGCTAGCCCCGCTGGTGAAGAGACACCCACAGGTGACACCAAGTCTAATATGTTCGATGGCTCAGTCTTCGTGACCGAGTACTACGGGCTTGTCCCTGCCGCATCCCTGAGGGGATTGGTAGACGTACCCGCAGATGCCATCCAAGGCAACGGGCACGTAGAGGTGATCGCCACCATAGCCAACGAGCTAGAAGTCTTGCGAGTAGTTATCAACCCATTCGCGATGAAGGATCGTCCTATCATTGCATACCAGCATTCAGTAGTACCCGGTAAGTTCTGGGGTAGAGGCGTTGCAGAAGCAGGGTGGAATGCCCAGCGCGCACTAGACGCAGAGCTTCGTGCTCGTATGGATGCCCTCGGACTCCTAACAAGTCCTATGATGGGTGCAGACATCACTAGGCTACCGAAGAACCCTGACATGCGGGTACGCCCCGGTAAGGTCTGGCTAACACGTGGACGTCCTAGTGAAGTCCTAGAGCCAGTCATCTTAGGCAACATCGACCCGAACACCTTCAACCAGTCCTCTGAGATGGAGCGCATGGTACAGGTCGGTACGGGTGCAATCGAATCTAACGCCCCACTCAACACAGACCGTAGGAACGAGACAGCCTCAGGTATCAGCATGATCCAGTCGTCTGCGCTTAAGCGTATGCGTCGGACTATGTGGAACGTAGAGCGTCAGTTCCTCAACCCGTTCATCCGTAAGGCTTATCATCGGTACATGCAGTTCAACCCGAACCGCTACCCTATGAAGGACCTTAACTTCGTGATCAGAGGCACCATGGGCATTGTAGCCCGTGAGTTTGAGCAGAGTAACCTGACATCACTACTGTCTGTTATACCGCCAGAGGCTCCTGAGTACAAGCTCATACTACAGAGCATCATTGAGCTGAGTAACTCCCCTAAGAGGGACGAGCTGCTCAAGCAGATAGAAGCCTCCAAGAAGCCGGATCCTGAAGCAGAGCAGAAGCAGAAGCTGATGGAACAGATCCAGCTGGAAGCTGCTAAGGAAGGCTTGAAGGAAGCAGTGCTAGAGAACCAGAAGACACAGGCAGAGATCGCCCTACTACAGATGCAGGCCGAGCAGGTCCGCGTTGAGACAGCGCTCGCTGACGAGCAGATGGACATACAGGCTGCTAACACAGTAGTCGGTAAGGAGAAGATACGACTTGGCTTTAAGCAAGACGCTACCAACAACCGCAAGATCGAGTCAGAGGAGCGCATCAAGAAAGCACAGGCCAAAGCTGGGCGTAATAGCAAATGATCAATACAATCATCGGCTGGACAATAGTTATCGTACTCATCGGCCTAATCGTTGGGTACATAAAGACACGTTACTAAGGAGAGGAATATGGTTATCGAAGGAACAAGCATCGCAGTAGGAGTCATCGTAGTTATCTTAGGATTGCTGGCGTGGCGCTTCATCGCTAAGCGTAAAGAGAATGGCGGAAGTGTTTGGAATGCTCCGGGCAAGACACAAAACCAGAAGAAGTAGAGTAGGAGAAGGGGATGACACAGAACGAGTTTAACAATGCAGTACTCAGCATCACAGGTGGACCCGACTGGGACATCGTGAAGCAGGGACTCAGCAACGACATATACCAAGTACAGGCCGGAGCGTTAGACGCTAAGAACTGGACGGAAGTATGTGAGGCACGAGGCTTCGCCTCAGGATTAGCTTACCTCATCAACCTTCGTGAGAACACGATCATGATGATGGAGCAAGGTGATTTAGATGCCGACATATGATTACAGATGCTCCACTTGTGGGGTGTTTGAACTAAACCGACCGATGGTTGACCGAGCAAAGGGCGCATGCCCCACCTGCTCATCTGACTGTCCGAAGGTAATCCTGACCGCACCCACTCTCGACAACACCGCTATGGCTAATCAAGGCTACCCCGGTGCGATAGAGAAGCAAGGGAACGATCTGGAGAGACGACACCGAGCCGTACCACAGGCTCATACCAAGAGGGGATAGCTCTACACCCGGTTCCTCGGGGCGAGCTATTAACACACCCTACACCACATTCCGTGGAGGGGTTAAACTAGAGGAGTCATTGACATGGCGTACAAAGATTACTTACCGGGAGGTGAGAAAGCAGGCGGGTTAGACACAGAGATAGCGGATTCACAGAATCAATCACAGGCGCGAGAGCATGATCCAAATACTGGACAGTTCGTCGCTACACCTGAGACAATAGACTGGGAACAACGCTACAAAGACCTAGAGGTTCACAACAGTAAGCAAGCTCAAAACCTTGGCCTATATAAGTGCTAAAAGAAGAGATGCTGCTCAATCATGGGGAGTATGGACACAATATTTAGGTGCTAATACTAAAGAGTTACAAATAGATTCTGCTAGTGCTCAACAAGCTTCTAGTAATGCTTGGTATCAAGATGGTATGACTACCAGTTTTATAGGTATAGGTTCTGATAGAAATGTTAGTACTTCTACTAATGTAGCATACGTTTGGGCAGATGTTGAAGGCTTTCAAAAGTTTGGAACTTATAGAGCAAATCATAATGCTGATGGAGCATTTTGTTATACAGGATTCAGACCACGAATGGTATTTGTTAAATTTTTAACTGGTACAGGCGAATTTTATGTTTTTGATACAGCTCGTGACCCTTTCAATACAGTATCAGGTGGATTGGAATGGACTACAGCTAATTTAGCTGAAGCACATGGTGTAAATGATAAAATAGAATTTTTTGGCAACGGTTTCAAAATTAGAGGCGGAGGTGGAGGAAGAACTAATGAACTTACTGGTGATTATATGTATGGTGCTTGGGGCGATGTGCCTACGAAGTATGGCAACGGATTCTGATGTCAAAAACAAAAGACATAATAGATGAAGCATTAGGTGCAGTAGAACTTGCAAAGTCCGAACCTGTGCAAAAGAAAGTTAT